TTGGAATAAAAGCTTCGTCCTCATAATCAGTTACATATTCTGCAATAGCAATCTGATCGATATAGGATAAGGCATCAATTAAGTCATCATGTACTTGTGTGTTAGGGAAGTTAAGAAGTTCATCTGTTATTTCCGTAACCCAATCAGAATCATTAAAAACAATTTTGCCGTGCTCAAAGCGTCCCTGTAGCGACCAAGTAATTCTGTCAGTTTTTTTCTTATTGCCATGTGTTAAATCCTCTATCCTAAAGTAGGAGTTGTACTTACGCATCAGGTCACTAAGGTAAGGCAACACTGCATTCTTTAGTGCACCTCTTTCAATGCCAACACACAATGGCTCATAGTCTCTTACTGCATCAAAGATACGTTGTGCAGTTTCTTTAATGTCCCATCTACCATACTCAACTGCGGCTACCCACCAAGTACCATCAGGTGTTACCTTAACAACAGCAATGGCAGACTGGTCTAACCTTTTCTTTTTTGCTGTGGTGGCAGCAGCAACATTCTCAAAGCCGGCAAGGTCTACAGCAATATAGTAGCGACCGTGCTCTGGCTCTTCTTCATCTACTTTAATCCATTCTTCTTTGAAGATACCACCGGAGGCAGCTTCAAAGGAGGCCAAGAACTCTTGTCTAAAAGCGAAAGAAGACATAGACTTCTTAGCTGCTTCGATTTCTTTAGGATCTAGAAGTTCATTGTCAAAGCTGGTAAAATGCCAAGACTTAAACTCAGAGTCCTTACCACTTTCTCCATATTGGTACAATTCCCAAAAATGGTTTCTACCTAACGGAGTTCCAATAAATAAAGCTGAACCTTTTAAGTCTGCCAGAGCCGGTCTAAGAATCTGCTCAAAGACTTCTGGCTTCATTGAACCATATTCATCAAGCACAACAAACTTAAGACTGACACCACGCATTGTTTCTGGTCTATCGGCACCTTTAAGACTAATCATGGCACCGTTGACAAGCTTAATCTGCATATTGTTGACGTGGCTGGATTCTATGACTGGGTTGCCTAATTCCAATAACGTCATCCACATGATATCTCTGGCTTGTCCCTGAGTAGGAGCAACATACCAGACATGGCCTTTGTTAGTCTGCAGTGCCTCAACAATGAGCATCCATGCAGCTAACCTAGACTTACCAGTTCTACGGCCAGCAGCAACAACCTTAAATCTATGGTTGTCATTCCATACTTCTTGTTGCCAAGGTAGTAACTTAATCTCTAGATTCAAAGTCTACATCCTCAGCATCAATTGTGTTCTCTTCAGCCTCAATCTTTGTTTCACTTAGGCCACTGATGTTAATGGTGATGCCGGCTTTAGATGCCCCAGATGATTTCTCAAAATAGGACAAAGGCAATAATCTGTCAGCACACATCTTTAACATCGCAGCCTGATCCTTATCGGTAGGATCTAAGGCTTTCTTAATGATAGTCTCAATGATGTGGTCACCTTTGGTGGTGAGCAACCTTGCATGAAACTCTCTAATCCTTGCAGCCTCGCCAGGAGGCCTACCACGAAGTTCTCGCTTCTTCTTTGCTTGGATGGCAGACTTCTTTGGCCTTCCAGCACCATTGGGATTTCTGGTTTTTACAGACACTGGGACACCAGAGTCGGTAACACTAGAAGAAGACACAAGAACTATATCTTGGTCTTTTGTTTCCATTGTTTACCTTATATAGTTAATATTGACACTAAGAATAAAAAATAAAAATTATCTTCTATATAGTGTACATTGCTTAACATTGTTGGGTAACTTAGAGGGAGGTTTTTATCTATAACCTCCCGCACTAATGTTCGCTGATGTAGCAATATAGGGGTGATTATAGCATATTTTTTTTATTTTGTCAAGTTCTTTCTTTAACTTTGTTGTGTTCTTTCCTCAGCATTGGCCTAACGCAGTGCACAGATTCCATTGCCAATTTCTTTTTAGTTAATGATAATCATTCTCATTTAGCTAAGTTGTTGATAACATTATACCTTTTTTGTAATTGAGAATCATTCTCATTAGTCCTATTTTGCTCTTTTTTGTATCTATGGTGATGCAACATTTTATTCCATCACTGACCTACCCCACCCCCGCCTATGTTAGTTAGCACTTACTTACTTGCTGCAGTGCGTCATAGCCAGGGAAGTTAGTTAGTGCACACTTTGTTGAAGTGCAAATCATCAGTACACCAACGATGTGCATGAGGCGATGATGCACCACTATAGTGCACTATCAAGCTTAGGCAATAATCATACCATATTGCAGCACAACATTGGTGCATTTCTGAAGAATGGCTTGCAGCCGTGCCTAGGTGAAATCCCTAGGTATGCTTGTTGCAGTGCACGAAGTCAATAAAATCAATTACTTAAATAACCCTAGGATTTATCTGGTATGATTCTATTGTGTATATAGGTATAAAGAGCAGTTTTTATCAACCCTATAAGAGGAAATTATCATGACCAAGATTGATCCGCACAAGATGAGCACCAAAGGCCGAGAGGCATATCTGCAGGACTTGTTAGCTACTCTTGATGCCCATCGCCAGCAATGGATCGGACTGAGCCAAGAAGAGATCCGAGAGATGACTCAGCACGTTGCAATCTGTTTTCAGATCCGTGACAATATCGAAATCAAATAAACCTAGAGGAACCTAAAATGAACTTAGAGCAAATCAAGCAAGCAGTGGACAATGGTGAAACCGTGCACTGGGCCACCGAGAACTATAAGGTCATCAAAGACAAGTTCGGACAATACCTAATATGGAGCCAGTGTAACGATGTATTCTGGGGCCTAACTCATCGTGATAACATCACTGTGAACTGCAACAACCCCGAAGAGTTTTTTATTGCTTAACCAACCAAAAGGAACCTAGACTATGAGCACTTTATACGCCGAAGCTGTAGAAAACTGGCCTGAAGACGAAGCCAGCAGTAGTGCAAAATTCGCACTTGATATTTTTGAGTGTGAAGGTAGTGACTACTATCATCAATGGCTGATCAAAGAACGACAGCACTGGATCAAGGTTTTTAATGATCCTGCACTGATGACTCGATTTTGTGATAAGTTTAATGCTTTAACCTTCAACACCACTAACCTAGCAATCTAATCAAAAGGAACCTAGACTATGAAAATCAAACCAATTGCATCAAATATGACCGAGTTAGTCCTTAACGATGGCACTCAAGTTTTATTTAGCTATGAAACACCTGTGGCTTGCTGGATCAATGGCAAGTATTACAAGACCGAGACAAAATGGTCAAAGACAACAACAAGCCACATAAGAAAATGGGGCGCAAGTGTTGCTATAATCAAACCGCAAGACTATTTCGACAACCTAGTGAATGGAGTCTAAACATGAGCACTTACGAAGCATTCCAGATCGCAGGCCTATTGTTCGCAATTGGCGCAGTTGCTATGATTCTTAAACCCTGGGATTTAGACTAATCACTTAATCGGAGATATTGAAAATGGAAAACACCAAAATTTCAGTAACAACTGAAGAACTATTAGGCTCAATTGAGTGGCTCGATGCAAAAGGCGAAACCATCACCAAGATTGAAGACGATCGAGGCGGTAGCGGCTCTTGGATTATTTTTCTAGAAAGTGCGGATGAATAATGCCGACACTTGAGCACCGAGGATATCTACTACACTGGCACACTGGAAGAGGCGAGACTATTCGACAATCACCGGACGGATCGTGTAAGATCTTTGCTAGTATGAGAGCCGCTAAACTGTCAATCACTAAACTGAGAAAGGCTGAAGATGAAAGACTTAGACTTAAAATGCTCGGAGCTAGTCCAAGAGCTTGAGAGCATGGGCCAGTATGGCATCGGATACTTTGCTGGCTTGCTGGTGGAGTATAAGCCGCTATTGGCTAGTGCCTTGGCTGAAGCGATTAAACTTAATCAGGAGGAAATGAAACAATGAAGGATATCTTAAACAGAAAAGCAGAGAGCTTTGCCTTACAGTGGCATTTATCAGAGTATCCGACAGGCAATCTATCAGGCGACTTTGACGCTATCGTTGATCGTGTCGCCAATGATGAGTTAGGGGAGGACATAATCGCTTTTAACGAATTCCAAGACTGGAGCGGAGAGAGCATTTCAAAAAGCATTAAAACAATGTCAGCGGCACTCATTAAAACCTTTGGAGGCTTAAATGTCTTGGCTACTAAGTGATAGAAATAGACCTTGGATTGACCCATCAAAGACCGATGTAATGCGAACATGGAAGAAATACGGATTTGTGTCGCCAGAGGAAAAGCGACTAGAAAAAGAAAGCGAAAAGAAAGCTTTCATTGATCATATTGCGCTACAATGGGCTAAACATCAAAAGATAAAGGGGACAGACAATGCGCTGCCGAGCTTGCAACGAATTACTAAGTGACTATGACGCCACTGTCAGGTCAGTTTACACTAGGGAATATCTGTCTCTGTGTAAGCACTGCCTAGGAACGATTAAAACCGACTGTGTTGCCGTTGGTAACATCAGCCTGATGTCGGACACTGACGACATCAATGAAGCCGACACAGAGGAAATTAGGGGCATTACTGACGATTTGCCTGATGATGACTATTTTATGGATAAGTGGAATGATCGCTGACGACTTGGCACGATTCTTGCTATTAAAGACATTATTAATGTAATAACATAGTTATTAATTATTATTTAATATCTTTTACAATGTTGTTTCAACATAGAAAGGTAGCACTCAATGGAAAAACCTGATCAAGAAAGGTTCTATTGGTTCACTGTGAATGACACTGCTGAGCTTCTGACGCACTGCAACATAGACACTGAGACTTTTATTTCTGATGTGTTGGATTCTGTGCTCCGTGTCAGGCCTGAGACCAAGCAGGCCTTCCAACTGCTCGGTATTCTTGACTATTTTAGTAAACTATCCGACACTGAGAAAGCCAATCAGATAGCAAAAGAGGTGCTCAATGCAGACTCAGAGTAAATTTACTCATCATACTGAATGCTCTGCCTGCGGCAGCAGTGACGGCAAGGCTGTCTATTCCGATGGCTCAGGCTACTGCTTCGTGTGTAAGACTCATTTTAAGGCTGATAGAGCCGTTTCCGACAATCCGAATAGGGTGGTAGCCATGCAGGACTATAAAGCCAACCAAAGCCAAATTAAGCCTATTAGCGGTCAAATTCTAAGCATACCTGACCGAGGTATCACCAAAGCCACCTGTGAGGCCTATGGAGTTCTGCAGACAGCATCAGAGCATTGGTATCCGTTCACTGATGCTAAAGGCAACGATGTTGCATATAAGATACGAGATGTGCCAAACAAGCAATTTAAGAGTCAAGGCAACATCAAAGAGGCACTCTTGTTCGGACAAGCATTGTGGAACAAAGGTGGTAAATTTGTGACCATTACAGAAGGTGAACTTGATGCATTAGCGGCCTATCAGATGATGGGGTCAAAGTATCCAGTGGTGTCGATCAAGAATGGTGCACAGTCAGCGGTCAAAGACTGTCAGGCACAGTATGAGTGGCTAGATAGCTTTGAGACTATTGTGCTTGCCTTTGATGCTGATGAACCTGGGACAGAAGCATCGGCCAAGGTGGCAGAGCTTTTCGGTAACAAGGTCAAGATTATGAAGATGGGGTCAGGCTATAAGGATGCCTGCGACTATCTCAAGGACAGTAAATCAGCAGACTTTGTGAAGGCATGGTGGGCAGCGGAGCAGTATGTCCCTGATGGCATTATTGCTGGTGCAGATCTCTTGGACTTGGTGCTGCAGCCACTAGAGAAGGCGAAGGCACACTATCCCTATGATGGCCTAAACTCTGTCACTGGTGGAATCCGTGCACAGGAGCTTGTGGTTGTCACTGCCGGCTCTGGCCTAGGCAAGTCACAATTCATGCGAGAGATAATCTGGCAATTGCTTTTAGAGACAAAAGAAAACATCGGGATTATGTTTCTTGAAGAGTCAGTGAAGAAGACAGCACTGAGCATCATGTCTTTGGCAATCAATAAACCATTACACTTATCAGAGGTGCAGACAAATGACACAGAAAAGACAGAGGCTTTTGCAAAGACTTTGGGCACGAATAGACTATTCTTTTATGATTGTTTTGGTAGCACTGCTATCGACAACATTATTAACAGGGTGCGCTATTTTGCTAGGGGTCTTGATTGCAAATACATCCTCTTAGACCACGTCAGCATTGTGGTTTCTGCCCAAGATCATGCAGATGAGAGAAAGGCCTTAGATGAAATCATGACCAAATTGAGAATGATCGTGCAGGAAACTGGCATTAGTCTGTTTGTGGTGTCCCACTTAAAGAGGCCTGATGGTAAAGGCCATGAAGAAGGCGCAGCTACTAGCTTGAATCAGTTGCGTGGATCTGGTAGTATTGGACAATTGGCAGATATGGTGTTAGGATTAGAAAGAGCAGCACAACACGAAGATCCGATTGAGCGCAATACCACCAGGATCAGGGTGATAAAGAATCGCTACAGTGGCGAGACTGGTAAAGCCTGTGCAGTGCTGTATGATAAATTTAGTGGTCGTATGACAGAGATTAATGAGGCCTCACTATGACAGACCGTGAACTAGATGAATTGCTTATTGATGCTATTGATTCATCAAATTGGGAAATGGTTTACAAAGCACAACAAGCCCTGCGTGACCGACTAGCGCATCCTGAATCTGTACACGCCATCGACATATCGCAAGAACGTGTCGATGAAACGGAAAAAGATCAACATGAGGATTGGTGCGCTTTATTAACCCAATTGCTTGCATCATGGCCTCCAAGACCTGCGCCATGCAATTGCAAACTAAAGGAGAAGAACTCGTGACAGCCGTGGCTCTTTGTGGTTTATTTGCATTCGTGTCATCAATTTTGAAAGGGTTAAGATAATGTATTCCGACTGGTCTACACATAAGTTGCTTGTCAATATCGAAGAGCGTGATAAAAAGATTGATTCTCTTGAAGAGGCAGTCATTATCATGAACACTCAGCGTGTCGAAGAAGAAGAACGCACAAAGATAGCAGTAAAGTTTCTGCAGATGTTGCTTCATCCTGAAGAATTTGGATGGGCAGTATCTCAGGAGGTAAGAGAGAAGGCGAAGGAAACATTAATCAAACTTGGAGAGTATTATGTCTGAACTTAAAATAAAGGTAGAAAACTATGTTGGA